ACAGCATGATAGGCACATCCAGCCGGTCATCTTTGTGCCACCGCTGGAACTCGCCTTCTATCTCACCGTCACCAAAATACTCATTGAGGCCATCGACAGCGTGTTTTGCCATCTCGCCAAGGTATTCTTTGAAGCAATCATATTCTTCTAAGTCTTTGCCATCATCCCACTGGCGCGGTTGATAGTTCATGTATTCTGTAAGGCCATACCTTACAGCTTCTGGCAATCCAATGCCTTCTTTGCGTCCATAAATGGGGCTGTAGTCATGCAATCCTAGTGCATGGTCTGCGATTTCCTGCACAATCTGGCCTGCTCTTGGTCTTGCGCCGAAGGGAAAGTTCATCTTGTATTCTTTTCGCAGTAAAAGCTTTAGAATGTACTCATCAATGGGCTGGGTGCCGCTTGATGCGCTCAAATGCGTGGCCCCGAAGGGTTCACGGTAGGCGGGTACTTCAAATTCCATGGGTTCCTCCGTTCTCAACTCCCGTGCTATGCTTAGCAGTCCACTTGCCAGCGTGTCAACTTTTATTTATGGTGAATCTATGCCAACTATTATTTTTACATTTGATGACGAGATTGACTGCCCTGAATGTGGTGGTGAGGGCCGTGTTGAGTATGAGTTCAACGTGATTGACCATATCAGGGGCGGCGAGGTAGTCGGGCTGGTTAGAGAGTGCCGGATGTGCGAAGGCAGCGGCGTCATTTATGTGGAGCCTGCCGATGATGAAGCTGGGTAAGACCTATCTGTGCCGATATGCTCATCAGGACGATGATGTGCCGGCTGGCTGGGCTTCTCAGCCACTAGGTAATCATCACGGTGCCAACGGCTATGTTTTATGGAGTAAAGAGATGACCAACGGGCGTATGAAGGGTGCAAATTTCGAGCGCGAATGTGCGCGGATGTTGTTCGAGCGCACCGGATTAGAGGCAAAAAGAGACCTTGAGCAATATAGAGCATCGGACCACGGTGATTTGATTGGGGTGCCTGGCTGGACCGTGGAGTGCAAAAGATATGCGCGAGGCACCACATGGCGCAAAGAATGGTGGGAACAGGTGGAGGCAGCAAGCAATGCGTCTGGCACAGAGCCGGTCTTGATATACAAGTATGACCGTTGCCCGATTCGATGCGTTGTCCGGCTATCAAGTATATCCCCTGTGTATATGTCGAAAGACAATGTTGCCGAGGTCGATTTCGATACTTGGTGTATGCTAGTGAGTGAAAGTATGTGTGATGTTTGAGACAATCTTGGCACTTTGTTTTGCCATAACACTGGGCGGTCAGCCGGCGAATCCGTGCTGGATGGCTAAAGAAAAGACACGGTTTAGCACCATCGAGGAATGTCAGTTTTATGCTGAGAAACGCGAGGCATATGTCACGCAGGACGTAGCAAGAAACTATGAGGTGCCGCCAGTCGTTTCGGTTCAGTGTACGGCGGTCAAAGGCCGGTTCTAAAAACTCTGCAAAACAGTATTGCAATCTGCCCCAGCAGCACTAATATATTCAGTGATACTTAGCGGCCCGAAAGGGTTGTCCAAAGAAAAGGATAGGCCAAATCTGTCGTGCCTATCCTTTTTTTGTGCCTACTTAATGCCAGCTAATATGTGCGCCACTACGTCTACAGTCCAGCCATTGCCCAGCATCCGGTAGCGTTGCGTATTGCTGACGCCTTCTGTGTAGTTATCTGGCACGGTCTGTAGTCTCTCGCACTCAATCGGGGTTAGCTTCCTCCAAGTTGTTTTAGATATGGCAGTCTTCGGCTCAAGATTGCCGCCACTAGCGGCGCACAGGCTGGGCGCCTTGCCGTCAGGGTGATAGACTCTGCGATTATAACCGTGGCCTTTGATGTCTGACGCATGACCAGCAAGTATGAGGCCGCTTGCCCTTTCCTTCTGGCTTCTGTCCTCGTGAGCAAGAATGGCAAGCTCGTTCTCGCGCTCGTCCTGTTGTGTCTGCTCAAAGTTTAGGGGAAGCTGCGTCTGCATTAGGTTGGGCTTGCCGGTTTCTCTGTCGCACCGGATGTAGTCGCCCTGCCTTCCGTTCTTAACGTACTCAGTCGCCGCCAAGCATCTAGCCTTTGGCTTTTCCTCTGACACCAGACAGCCAACGTCCTTTTGGCGTTCCACAAACCTGTCAGACATCACCGTGAAATCCTCCGGCGCATCTTCCAGTATGTCACGCATCATCGGGCCTTTGTCCATTGGCAGCAGGAATGGAATGTTTGTCCAGTAGAGTCGGTAGCGGTTCTGCGCTGAGACCAAACTGCTGTTGATTGCTACAGGGTGGACGCCAAGCATCTCGCTGATGATGTCCTGACTCTGCTGTTTCATTCGGACATTTTCTAACAGGAACCAGCGGGGCTGCGTCTCCTTCAACAGTCGGACATATTCAAAGAACAGTTTGCTTCGAGGGTCATCAAAGTTTAGTTGCTTGCCGGCAAAGCTAAACCCCTGGCATGGACTGCCGCCGATGAGCAAGTCTATCTGTTCGCCTTCGAATGTCTCAGGCCACATAACGTCCTGAACGTCTCCGACATGCACAATGTCGGGCCAGTTCTTCCTGGCTATCTGCATGGCGTACTTGTCAATCTCGCTGGCAAAGTATCGGCGCGGTGTTATGCCGCACCTGTCCAGAGCAATACGCCCACAGGCCATTCCATCAAATAGTGACAATACATTCATTTCTCTTCCTCCATTTTCTGTATTGACAGAGTTATCCACAGTTGATTAAAATCGCGTAGCGACAACGCAAAGCATCGCAGCAATCCACCGCAGTGTTGCAGTAGCAGTGAAAGAACAAAATCTTTTGATATAAAAAAAGAAGCACAGCAGTGATGCACAGCATAGAAGCATAGCACTACTGCAATGCAATGCTACATAGCACTGCATTGCGTTTTTTCTTTTTATTTTTTTGTTTTTATTTCTCATCCAATTCTATTGCCTGCAATAGCAGTTCGACTGTGCGGTTGATTGGCACTTCGTCTGCTTCATAGTACCGGATGGTGCGCGGTGACAGGCCCAGCTTCTTTGCGAACTCAGCTTGCGAATAGCCAAGAAACTCGCGCCTTTCTCTGAAGTCCTTACCTGTCATCAGTCTTCCCACCCTGCCCACTTTGTTGACACGGTGTCCTGCTCGTATGTCTCAGGTTGTATCGGGCCTATCAACAAATCATCAGCCGCCGTTCTGAACATATCGTGAGCCTCCCATTCTGCATTGTCCAGACTGTCAGATTTGACATGAATCGTCTTTGTGAGGGATGCGCGGATTGTCACCGCATAATCTTTTTGTTCCATAGCTAGTCCTCCAAGCCCATAGGTTCGCTGCCCATCCAATGCGGTTCTGTCGCCTCCTCAATGCGACCAATGCCCCCACAGTAGAAATTCTCCGCGCTGATAGTCTGCACCTGCTGCAACATAGCCTGTGCATCCTCTCTGCTCTTTACTATCTGATAGGTGTCTTTGTTTGTCGGCTCTCCGCTGACACCAGCTTCAAACCGCAACGTGTAAAATACTGCGTACATCTCTATGCCTCCTGATACTTTGCTATGAGCTTGGCTGAATATAGGTCACACATCCGCTTTGCTTCCTTCCAAGCCTCTTTCTCCGATACGTTGAACGCCTTGCCATGCGATACGCCTTCGCCTCGCCTGTCAAAAGCTACTAAATCAACATTGAATGTTTCGCCGCTCCAATGCCGTGTTATGCGTGCTTCATAGGTCATATCTATGCCTCCTCTCTGAAAAATTGCGCTATCGCCTCTATGCTATCCGATAGACTGTTCCGGATGTCTTCCGGATAGTCGTCCTGGTAATCATGCATAAACTCCAGCCATTTCTCTGCCGCATCTATTACTGATGCCATGTGTTCTTGGTTCATTTTGCTACTCCCGTTTTAAAGCCCATCAGAGGGCGGCGATGCCTGACGGGTGGTATTCCACCCGCCAAGCGGTAAAAGCCTGTCAGTGGCCTTTATAGGCCGATAAAATAGGCGAATAGCTGCCAAAGCCACGCCTCGGCGCCCATTAAGCCCCAGATAACTAGGCCCATAACTATGATGAATAGAATATTGGCGCATATCTCGGTTGTTTGCTCGGTCATGTTACTGCCTCCTATTTGCCGGCCCATAATTCGGCTAATGCGTCATCTAGGCCTAGTGCGTCATCATAATAGTAGGCCTTTGCCCTATCAGACCACCAGTAGCCCTCAATGGTTTTAGTGCGTGTATTAATCCAGATATTCGGGCCACCGTAGGCGACTAGCACTCTTGCGCCTAAATATTCGCCCTGACTGCTGACAGTGTATTCTATGTCCAACGCGTCCGATAGGTAATCATAGGCGTTGCATGGCTCGTCTGAATCGTGTGTTTCGTATTCACCGGAGTTAATCTGCTCCGCAATGTGTTTGCAATGCAAAAATAACTGTTCTTGCGTGTCTATCTTTGCCATTGTGTAACCCTCCTATAATGGCGTTTCTGATGGCCTCATCAGTACCGGCCCCACCGGTAGACCAAGCCCGACATTGTCGGGCAAGGTTTCGGCCTAGTTAGTCGTTTTGCCGTAGATTTCATCGGATTGCTCCGGCGTCAAGTCAAAGCGCCCGCAGGGTGATTTCGTGCGGTCTTCTATCCACACGCCATCATACTCAAACCCGCCATCTTGGGCTTTGTGAGCTAAGTATTCACCCTGCATTTTTTCTGCCGCTTCAATGGCAATAGACAGAGCTTCCGACATGTCATCGGTTGCAATGACCAGTGGATTGTGCCAGTCGTCCTCGCCGTTCTTTACTATGCGCGTTGCGTAAATCGCATCAAATTCCTCAACTTGCGCCGCCTCTTTTGACTCAAAAGCAAAAAGCTGGACATACCACTCCCCTTCGCTGTCAACATCTGCCGAAATAGAGTCACAAGCATCGTTGTGGTAGCTACTATCAAACCACTCGACATTTGGGTGTTGTGTCCTGTTGTTGGCGTCATCGCGTAATTTTGTGATGTAGTGTGTCATGGTTTAGCCCTCCTGCTTTTCCAGTTCGTCAATCAATTCACCGATGGCAACGTACCAATCACGGTCTTCTGGTTCCTTGCTGTATTGTTTGACAACAATGTCTTTTAGTTGGTCTGCTATTTCTTGGTATGTCATGGTGCAAGCTCCCGATTGCGTTGTTGATAGGTTCGGATATAGGCAAGCCTTGCCGCATGGTCAAGAGAAAAAAGCATAAAAAAGAAAAAAAGTTTACGCAGCTCCAGCGCGTGTATATATTAATAAGCAATTGAATGTATTGGATTGGGAGCCGTGTTGTCATATCTGTTAACACAAAGCCAGTTAACACTCTCCCTGCGGCATTGCATTGGCGAGGCTATCACGGAGCAACAAGCAAGGCAACAAAGTTTCCTGCCAAGAAACACAAGGCACGGGGGGGGTCTCGCGGCGCCGGCACCCCCGCCAGGCGCGGCCACTCTACATATGTGTTAATTGCCCCTGCAAAACACACAGACTAAACACACAGCCTACGGAGCAAACATGACGAAGCTAACGAAGTTCACCACCCAGCAAATACTCAGCGACCTTGCTGACGGCTATACGATGGTCGATGCCTGTAAGAAGGCCGGCATTACCAGACAGGCTTTGTACAAGCGCATGAAGGGCAATGCAGAGCTAGACGCTTCTGTGCGCATTGCGCAGCAGTACAGCGCTGAGAAGGCTCTTGAGGAGCTTGATAAGCTGTACGATGATGCTTTGAACAAAGTGAAGGACTATGACCCGCATGTATTGCGTGACTATGCGCATCATGTGCGCTGGAAGGTGCAGAAGATTATACCGGAGCGCTATGGTGAGCAGAAGAACAAGGCTGGCGTTGAGGTAACTGACGGCGGTATTCGCATCATGTGGGAAAGCTAATGAACGTCAAGATACCTTACAAGCCTCGTGCGCTCCAAGCTGAGATGCACAGCAGCTTGAAGCGCTGGAACGTCTTAGTGATGCACAGGCGCTTTGGCAAGACTGTATTTGCGGTAAATCATTTAATTAAACACGCACTCACTTGTGAGCTACCAAGGCCCAGAGTTGCGTTCATTGCGCCTACTTTTACGCAGGCCAAGCGGATTGCTTGGGATTATGTGAAGTATTATGCGTCCGTGATTCCTGGCGTTTCTTTCAATGAAACTGAACTCAGGGTGGACTTTCCTAATGGCGGCAGGCTGATGCTATTGTCTGCTGAGAATCCGGATGCTCTGCGCGGTATTTATCTGGATATGGCTATCTTTGATGAATTTGGTATGCAGAACCCACGGGTGTGGGGGGAGGTCGTGAGGCCGGCACTGTCTGACAGAGAGGGTGCGGCCATCTTTTTGGGAACCCCTGCCGGCCATAATCATTTTTTTGATTTGTTAGAACAGGCGCGGTCAGAGAGTGAGAACGGTTCCGACCAGTGGTACTGGAAGATAGTAAAGGCCAGTGAGAGTGGGCTGGTAAAGGAAGTTGAGCTGGATGCTGCTAGGGTACAGATGACACCGGAGCAGTATGAGCAGGAGTACGAGTGTTCCTTCACGGCGGCAATCATTGGTGCGTATTACGGCAAATTAATGTCAGAGGCTGATGATGAGGGGCGTATTACGCGGGTTCCGTATGACCCAGCCTATCCAGTGCATACCGCTTGGGATTTGGGCGTGAACGACTCAACAGCCATTTGGTTTGCGCAAGTATTCCGTGGCGGGGCGGTTAATGTGATTGATTACTATGAGAACGGCGGCGTAGGGCTTGACCACTATGCAGATGTTTTGAACAGGAAGGATTACACTTATGGCGACCACTTGGCCCCGCATGACATTGAGGTGCGGGAGCTTGGTAGCGGTAAATCAAGGTTGGAGACTGCTGCAACGCTGGGGCTTCGGTTCAAGGTAGTTCCTAAGATGAAGGTAGCGGATGGCATTAATGCAGCGCGTATGTTATTACCTAAATGTTATTTTGACAGAGATAAATGCGTGACAGGCATTGAGATGCTGCGTCAGTATAGGCAGGAATGGGATGAACGTAGAAAAATGTTTAGAGACCATCCGCGACATGATTTCACGAGTCATGCAGCAGATGCGTTTAGGTATCTCGCTGTTGGCCTTGAAAATCGCCAACGTATTACACGGCCTCCGCAAGCGGTTGCCCAAATGGAGTACAATCCTTTCACGCTATGATGATAAATAATGATTTCCATTACGACACTGCGCATTTAATGATGCAACACAGCCCGTATCATATGGGCTATAGTCGCGTTGAGCGCATGACGTATATTGACCCGCCCTTGTCTATGGGCAATTACATCTTTGGTGTTGATGCTGAAGGTGTACCGTATTTGTTTGCAACCTGGGCGTTTCCTGAGAAGAAACACATAGATGAATATTTGGAAACAAATCAGTTCCCACCTGCCGCTTGGCGTGGTGATGGCGATAGTCCTTGGATTGTTGATTTTATCTGTTTTGGGGGTAAGCGGGGCATATTAGAGGGCTTTCGCTCTTTGAAAGACATTTTTATGGAAATGGGCTATAGTGACTGCTATTGGCTAAGAACGGAAACCGGAAAGCTGGGTTTCCACAAATTGAAGGAGAATTAAGATGGGTTCAGGCGGTGGCGGCGGCGGCACAGGTGAGCGTGGTGGTGGTGCGAGACGTAGAACTCGTCAGCCAACAAGACCAACAACAGCACCAGCGCCAAAACCAATTGTTACTGATGTTCGTGAGGCGGCGTTGGGTAAGAAAGCCGAGGTCGGCGTAAGATACACTCCTTCAGGAGCCACTATCGGCAAAGTAAGTGATTACCGTCCTGGCGGGGTTAGCCCAGGCGAAGTAATGGCTACTGTTGGTGCTGGTGCTGTCGGAGGCTTAGCTGGAAGAACAGATGTTACTGTTGAGGGTCTTGGCGATTTAGCTAAGCGTATTAACGTAGGTCAGCTTCCTGCCGGTGAAATAAAAATTCCTGGCGCTGGCACAGTGGCTATGAACGTGTTGAATATTGCCGGAAAGAAAATGGCAACAACAACCCTTGAGAAGTTGGTTGCTGGTGAAAAAGCAGTTACTGACCCGTCTGGTAGAATTATGGGAACTGTTGGCGAGGGCGGTGCTTATACTGGCCGAACCGACTTCAAACCCACAACAATAATGGCAGCGGGTGAGCCAGAGCCAGTTCGGGCAGATGTAACGCCAGAAATTACGCCGGAGATTACACCAGAGGTTACTGCGCTTGCCGATGAGACAGTTCTTGGCCGTGGTCGCAGACGTACAAAACGTGCTGGGCCTGCCGGAACTATGGAAGAGATTGGCGTTTTGGTTCGCGGCGGTAGCCCAAGAGCTACGGTATAGGAGATAGTTATGGGTTCATTATTTAAGGCACCTTCAATTCCGGCACCACCTCCACCTCCAGAGCCACCAGCACAGGCTGATTACGAAAGGGCTGCGGCTTTGTCTGAGGAGGCAATGGCTGAAGAGCGCAAACGCCGCAAGGGTCGGGGCGCTACTATTGTTGCTGGTGCGCTAGGCGACCAAGCCACGCCTCAAACTGGCAAGCCAACATTATTGGGGTAATCAATGGAAGATTTAGCAAAAAGTCTGGTAGCCCGTGCGGACAAGATTATTGCCCGTAGAGATAACTGGGATACACACTATCAAGAGCTGGCAGACTATATGCTGCCCCGCAAGGCTGACATCGTAAAGAAACGCTCACGCGGTGAAAAGCGTATGGAGCTTATCTATGATGGCACTGCGCTACAGGCAATCGACTTGTTGTCTGCAAGTTTGCACGGGATGCTAACAAGCGGTGCTACGCCTTGGTTCCATTTGGATATGAAAGAAACAGAAGTTAGCCGTGATGATGATGTGCAGGAATGGCTGCAAGATACATCAATGCGGATGATTAGAGCATTTAACCAGTCAAACTTTGAAACTGAGGTTCACGAGATGTATGTGGACCTAGTTGTGTTTGGCACTGGCTGTATGTTTGTCGAGATGGAAAACGGTCAGCTACGTTGTAGCACACGCCACATCTCTGAGTTCTACTTGCAGGAAAACCAGTACGGTCTTGTTGACACTGTGTTCCGTAAGTACAAGCAGACAGCGCGGCAAGCAGTACAACGCTTTGGCATTGAGAATGTCGGTGAGTTTATCCGCAAGCGGAATGAGAAGAACCCTGATGAAGAAGTTGAAATACTGCACGTTGTGATGCCACGAGCAGAGCGTGACACAACAAAGCGCGACAACAAGAACATGCCATTCGCGTCTTACTATGTCTGCCTTGGCAGCAAGATGCTTATTTCTGAAAGCGGGTTTCAAGAGTTCCCATATATCGTTCCTAGATTCTTGAAGGCAACAGGGGAGATTATGGGGAGGTCGCCAGCAATGGTGGCGTTGCCAGACGTTAAGATGCTTAATCTGATGTCTAAGACAATCATTCAAGCTGCTCAGAAACAAATAGACCCTCCACTATTGGTTCCTGACGATGGATTCCTTCTCCCAATCCGGACGCAGCCTGGTGGCCTCAACTTTTTCCGTGCAGGCACACGCGACACAATTACGCCTCTAAACACTGGCGCTAACATTCCGATTGGCTTGAGCATGGAAGACCAGCGCCGGCAAGCTATTCGGTCTGCGTTTTATGTTGACCAGCTTCTTGTTGGCGGTGCGCCAAACATGACAGCGACAGAGGTTGTTCAAAGGCAGGAAGAGCGCATGAGGGTGATTGGCCCTGTGCTGGGTCGCCTGATGAATGAAATGTTGCGTCCATTGATTGACCGCGTTTTTGCGTTGATGTTGCGCGAGGAAATGCTGGCTATCCCGCCAGAAATCCTGCAAGGCCGTGACATTGACATTGAGTATGTATCGCCGTTGGCTAGGGCGCAAAAGTCCAGCAGCCTGAACAGCACGATGCAAGCTCTTGAAATCCTGCTGCCTTTGGCGCAGGCGTTGCCGGTAACTGACCACCTTGACCCTGACGGTTTGGTGGAGCATGTTACTGATTCCCTTGGTGTTCCTAAGACGACACTGCGTTCTAGCCGTGAGGTAGCGCAGATGCGTCAGCAAAGGGCGGCTGCTGAACAGGAGATGATGCAGCGTCAGCAAGACCAAGAGGATGTCTATACGGCGGCGCAAGCGGCACAAGCAGTTAGGATGGTGGGACAGTGAGAGAAATAGAACAACTCAAACATATGTATAAAACAACCTTCGATAGCGAAAGCGGTCAGAAGGTGTTGCGAGACCTTGAAGGCCGCACAAATTGGCGGGCTTTAAGTTATGTGGCTGGCGATGCTAATGCCACAGCTTTCGAGGAGGGAAAACGAGCAGTTATCCTTCATATTCACAACATGCTCACAGAGGAGTAATTATGTCAGAGGAAGCTATCGAACAGGTAGCCCAGCCTGAAGCTGTGCTGGAAACCCCAGCAGAAGTAGCGCAAGGCGGGTCTGGTAACGATTTCTTGCAAATGATACCAGAGGAACTGCGGGGGCATCCCAGCATTTCACCTATCAAAGATGTGGAGAACTTGGCGCGGTCATATGTAAATGCCCAGCGTCTTATTGGTGCGGACAAGATTCCGATGCCGCATAATCCGACTGATGAAGACTTAGACCGGATTTATTCGCGGCTTGGTCGGCCAGAGTCGCCAGACCAGTACAATATAGCTGTTGACGGTAACATCGTCACAGAAGAAGTAGCAGGACAATATGCTGATATTGCTCACAAATTACGGCTAACGCCGGAGCAAGCCAGCGGTGTTCTTGACTATTACAAGAGTGTCGTTGAGAACACAGGTGTTGCAAACATGCAACAGTCTGAAGCACAGCGTCAACAAGCAGAAGAGTCATTGCGGCAGGAGTGGGGCAGCAACTACGATGCCATCGTTCAACGTGCTGCAAGAACTGCACAAGAATTTGCCGACCCAGAGATATTCGATTTGGACTTGGCAGATGGAAGCAAACTTGGCAACAACCCTGAATTTATAAAAGCATTTGCAAAAATTGCAGAATTTAGGCAGAGTGTGACAAGTGAAGACACGGTTTCGGAAGCACCTGAGACATCGTTTATGACGAAAGACCAGGCGCAGGCAGAAGCCAACGCTATTATGAGGTCTCCGGTGTACACGGATAAATCCAACATAGT